GTTAAATTTTTACGTGCGGGAGTTTCAGGGGAGGGGGGGGTAGGTTATCCCTGTCGAGACGTCTGCACTGCTGATCACCGAACCGCCTCCGGGCGGTTTTCTTTTTGGAGTCACGTCATGGGATCACGCGGGCCGCAAGCGCTGCCGAACAACGTGCATCTCCTGCGCGGGAATCCGTCGAAGAAGTCGGCGGCCGAGCTGCTCGATGACTTCAACCCCGAAGTCGAGATCCCGAGCGCGCCGAAGTGGATCTGGCCGGAGGCGCGCAAAGAGTGGCGCCGCCTCGGTGCGGAGCTGGAGCGCTACGGCCTGATCAGCAAGCTCGACCGCGCCGCCCTGGTGCTGTACTGCCAGGCCTGGGCCAAGCTGGTCTGGGCGGAAACGATGCTGTCGCGCGCCATGGCGACGGCCGAAGAGAAGCGCCTCGAAGCGGAGGCCAAGGGCGAGGTCTGGAAAGGTGGCGACGGGATCATGGTGCCCACCGGCACATCTGGCGCGATGCAGTACTCGCACCACTGGGTCGTGCAGCGCCGCGCCGCGCAGGAAGTGCATTGGTACCTGCAGAGCTTCGGCTTGTCGCCGGCCTCGCGGGGCCGCGTCAAGACCAGCGACAACCGCCAGGTGCCGCTGTTCGATCAACCAGGTGAGGACAAATGGAACCTGTAGTCCTGTCATTTGCCGACCGCGCGACTGCTTACGCGCGCGCCGTCGTCGCGGGCGAAGTGCCCGCCTGCAAGTGGCATCGGCTGGCCTGCGCGCGCCACCTCAAAGACCTGGATCGCGTCGGCAGTGAGGGCTTCCCCTACATCTTCAATCCCGAGCTGACCGACGCCGACAGCATCCTCTACCGTCCCGCCGAGCGCGTCTGTCGCTTCGCCGAATTGATGCCGCACATCAAGGGCGACTGGGCCGGGCGCGGCGAACTGATCAAGCTCGAAGACTGGGAAGTGTTCATCCTGGCCAGCATCTTCGGCTGGGTGCATCGCGTCACCCTCAAGCGCCGCTTCCGCGCTGCCGACCTGATCGTCCCGCGCAAAAATTCCAAGAGCACGCTGGCTGCCGTCATCGGCAACTTCATGCTGGCCGTCGATGGCGAGTTCGGCGCCGAGGTGTATTCCGGCGCCACCAGTCAGGACCAGGCGATGGAAGTCTTCCGTCCGGCGCGCCTGATGGCCCTGGCCACCCCGATCTACCGGCAAAAGTTCGGCGTCGTCGCCAACGTCAGCAACCTGGCGGTGATCGAAAAGAACGCCAAGTTCGAGCCCGTGATCGGCAAGCCCGGCGACGGCGCCAGCCCGAGCTGCGCGATCGTGGATGAGTACCACGAGCACAAGACCAGCGAGCTGTACGACACCATGCAGACCGGCATGGGTGCGCGCTCGCAACCGCTGATGCTGGTCATCACCACCGCCGGCAGCGACATCAGCGGCCCCTGCTACCAGCACCAGGCCGAGCTGCAGAAGATCCTCGAAGGCACCGTCGAGAACGACCAGCGCTTCGGCATCATCTTCGGCATCGATGAAGGTGACGACTGGACCAGCGAAGCCGTCTTGATCAAGGCCAATCCGAACTACGGTATCAGCGTTGATGCCGAGTTCCTCAAGGCCCAGCAGCGCGACGCCATGGCGGACCCGCGCAAACAGAACACCTTCAAGACCAAGCACCTCAACGTCTGGGTCGCTGCCGCCTCGCCCTGGCTCAACCTTTATCACCTGCAGCAGGCCGGCGATGCCACTCTCACCCTCGATGCCTTCAGGGGTGAAGAATGTACTGTTGGCCTCGACCTGGCCAGCAAGCAGGACATTGCCACTGCCGTGTGGGAGTTCAAGCGCCGCATCGATGGCGAGGACCATTACTACATCGTTACCCGCAACTACGCACCGCAGGCTGCGATCGACAAGGAAGAGAACGCGCACTATCGCGGCTGGGTTAATTCTGGACACCTGATCGCTACGCCCGGCAACATGATCGACCTAGAGCAGATCCAGGAAGAGATCTTCGCCAGTGCCGAAATCGTCATCATCCGCGAGATTGCCAAAGATCCGTGGGGCGGCCAGCAGATGGGCGCCAACCTGGCCAAGGAAGGCTTCGAGGTCGTCGATATTCCGCAACAGACCCGCTACCTGTCCGAGCCCATGAAGGACATCCAGGCGCTGGTCGATTCCGGCCGCTTCCACCACGACGACAATCCCTGCACCGTCTGGCAGTTCAGCAACGTCGAGGTCGCGCCGGATCGCAACGACAATATCTTTCCGCGCAAGCTCCGCGCCGCGAACAAGATCGATGCCGCCGTGGCCACCATTGATGCGCACGGGCGGTCCATGGTCGGAAGCGGCTCCGAACAATCCTTCTGGGAAACCGCAGAATGAGAAAGCTGCTGCCCGACGTGCTGCTGCTGCTGGGAGCCGGTAGCCTGACCTATGGCGCCTGGCTGGCGTGGGCGCCGGCCGGCTACCTGGTTGCCGGCGCGATGCTCATTGGTGGTGGCATTCAACTGGCGAGGGCCGAATAGTGGCTTGGCTGGCAGAAGCCATCGCGCGCAAGTCCGGCACCACGCTGGATCTGTTCCGCGAAATCTACGGCGGGCGCATGACGCAGTCCGGTCGCACCGTCAATGTCGGCACCGCGATCGATGTCTCGACCGTGTTTGCATGCTGCCGGGTGATTGGCGAGGGCGTTGCTCAGGTGCCGTTCAAGCTGATGCGCGAGTCAGCCGACGGCAAGCAACGTCTGCCGGCCAAGGATCACCCGCTGTATGACAAGCTCGCATTCCGGCCAAACCGCTGGCAAACCAGCTTCGAGTACCGCGAGACAATGGTCTGGCAGGCTGTGCTGTCCGGCAACCATTTCAGCTACAAGAATCGCCTCGGCAACCGGCTCGTCGAGCTGTTTCCCTTCGATACAGGTACCGTCAAGGTGCTGCGCGAAGATGATGGCACGTTGTCCTATGAGGTCACCGCGCCCAATGGCAGCAAGCAGATATTCCCGGCCGAGGCGATCTGGCATGTGCGCGGCCCGTCGCTGAATAGCTGGTACGGCCTGGAAGCCGTCAAGCATGCGCGCGAAGCCATCGGCCTGGCAATGGCCACCGAAGAGGCCGTCGGTCGCCTGCACAAAAATGGCGTGCGCCCCTCCGGCGTGTATTCGGTCGAAGGCACGCTGAAAGATGACCAGCACGCCGCGCTCACCAAGTGGATTGAAAAGCACCTGGCGGGAGGCGAGAACACGGGCAAACCGTTGATCCTCGATCGCGCTGCGAAGTGGACGTCATCGCAGATGTCCGGCATCGATGCCCAGACCCTGGAGCAGCGCCGCTTCCAGATCGAAGAGATCTGCCGCTTCGCCCGCGTCATGCCGATCATGGTTGGCTACAGCGACAAGGCCGCCACCTACGCCAGTGCCGAGCAGATGTTCCTCGCGCATGTAGTGCATACCCTGGCGCCGTGGTACCAGCGCCTGGAGCAGTCGGCCGACATCAACCTGCTCACCGATCGTGAGCGTGCGTCCGGCCTGTATTTCAATTTCGTCGAAGAGGGCCTGCTGCGCGGCTCGCTGCGCGACACCAAGGACACCGTGCTGGGCTACGTCAACGGCGGCATCCTGACCCCGAACGAAGGCCGCGCCAAGCTCGATATGAACCCGGACCCCGATCCGGCCAGCGACAAGCTGCGCATCCCCGCCAACATCGTCGGCGAAACGCCGGCAGAGCCAGAGCCCAAGTTAACAGGAGCATGACCATGGATCGCATCAACTGCGGACTGATCGAAATCAAGCTGGCGCCGCCAGACCAGGCCAGTGGCGTCGCCTCGATGAGCTTTTCCGGCTATGGCGCCGTGTTCGGCAACGTCGATGCCGGCGGCGACCTGATCGAGCCGGGCGCCTTCGCTGCCTTTCTGGCTGACGTCAAGGCCGGCCGGCAGGATTGGCCGGCGATGATGTCACAGCACGGCGGCATGGGCCTCACCACCGAAGACCTGACGCCGATCGGTGTCTGGACCGACTTCGCCGAAGATGGCCACGGCCTCAAAGTCGAGGGCACGCTGGCCGACACGCCGCGTGGCATCGAGATGTACAAGCTCATGAAGATGCAGCCGCGTCCGGCCATCAATGGACTGTCGATCGGTTACATCGCCAAGGAATCCATCCCGCGCAGCCAGCCACACGAGCCGCGCCGCCGCCTCAAGCGCATCGACCTGGTCGAAGTCTCGCCCGTCACGCGCCCCATGAACGGCAAGGCGCGCGTCACCAGCGTCAAGTCGCTCGAAGAACTGTGCAGCCTTTCCGAAATTGAAGACTACCTGCGTGAGGCAGGCGGCTTCTCCCGCAATGAGGCGAAAACCCTCATTGCCCGCATCAAGAAATCCACCGGCGTCGATGCCGGCGACGACTTGGCGCAACTCACCGCAGCCCTCACCGGCAACCTCAACCGCATGAAAGGAATCACACCATGAAAACCAGTCATTTCAAGTACGCGTTCGTCGCCTTCCTGGCGATCGCCGCCGGCTGTGCCGTTGCCGGCATGCCGATCGTCAGCCCCGAGTACATCGTCAGCCTTGGTGCCGGCGCCATGTTCCTCGGCGAAACCTCGCTCATCGAAGTCAAGACGTTGATCGAAGCCCAGGGCAAGGCCTGGGAAGACTTCAAGAAAGCCAACGATGAGCTGATCAAGGCCAAGGCCGACGGCAAGGCGTTCGGTGATCTCGAAGCCAAGGTCGCCACCATCACCGCCACCATGGACAAGCTGGCCGACGATCGCAAGATGATCGAAGACTTCATGGCCAAGATGAGCGCGCCCGGCGGCAGCGGCAGCAAGGACGACAAGGACCTGCAGGCCGAAGTCAAGGGCTTTAACCTCATGATGCGCGCCGAGTTCCAGAGCAAGGGCAAAGCCATCCCGGCTGCGCTCGATGTCGACGGCTACACGCACTACAAGAGCGGCTTCTTCAAGCTGGTCGCCGGCGTCGCGCTCGACAACCTGGAGTCCGACGAGCGCAAGGCCATGTCCGCCGGATCTGATCCGGATGGTGGCTACCTGCTGCCGCACTCCACCGTCGGCCGCGCCGTCGTCAAGCTGTGGGAGCAGTCGAGCATGCGCCGGCTGGCCACCGTGCAGACCATCGCCACCGACAAGATCGAAGGCATCGTCGACAACGACGAAGCCGATGCCGGCTGGGTCAGCGAACTGGGCACGCGCAGCGACAGCGGCACGCCCAATGTCGGCAAGTGGGAGATCGCGGCACACGAGATGTACGCCATGCCCAAGATCAGCCAGAAGCTCATCGACGACGCCGCCACTGACGTCGAAGGTTGGCTTGCCGGCAAGGTCGCCGACAAGTTCGCTCGCGTCGAAGGCACGGCTTTCTGCAGCGGTACCGGCGTCGGCCAGCCGCGCGGCCTGTTCGCCTACACCACCGCCGCCACAGGCGATGACAGCCGCGCCTGGGGCCAGTTCGAGCACGTCGTCACCGGCGCCTCGGCCGACTTCCACACCACCAAGGCCGATCCGCTGCAGGATCTCATCGGCGCCATGAAGGATCAGTACCTGCAGCGCGCGCAGTGGCTCATGCGGCGCGAGGTGCGCACCAAGATCCGCAAGATGAAGGAAGCCACCAGCGACCGTTACCTGTGGGAACCCTCCCTGCAGGCCGGCCAGCCGGATCGCCTGCTGGGCTACCCGGTGAACATCGACCAGTACGTCCCGGCCATCGCCGCCAACTCGCTGTCCCTGGCGTTTGGCGACTTTGCCGAGGGCTACACCGTTGTCGATCGCATCGGCATGCGTACCCTGCGTGATCCCTACACCGCCAAGCCCTACGTGGTGTTCTACACCACCAAGCGCACCGGCGGCGGCGCTGCCAACTTCGAGGCCGTCAAGTTCCTCAAGTTCTCGGCCTAAGCTGCAACCGCGACAGTAGTGAATAGGGGCGGCCACGGCCGCCCCTCGCACATCTCACTCGAAAGGAAAAGTCATGAATGAACTGCACAGCAATGTCAAACAGGTCCAGGCGATCATCCCTGCGGCCATCGGCGCCAACGCCACCAAGACCGGCGCGATCATCGATCGCCAAGGCTATGGCGGCGTCGAGTTCCTGGTCTCCTACGGCTCGGTCACCACCACCGGCTCGATCGTCACCCTGGTGATGAAAGAGGGCGACGTCACCGGCACGCTGACCAGCGTCGCCGATGCCGACCTGCTGGGAACCGAAGCGCTGGCCTCCCTGCTCGCTGGCGCTCGCGCCGCCGGTACCGGCAAGGAAGTCGCCAAGCGTGTCGGCTACAAGGGCACCAAGCGCTACGTGCAACTGAGCGCCGTCCAGACCGGCACCACCTCGGTCGGATGCATCGATGCCGTGGCCGTGTTGTTCAACCCGGAAGTTGCTCCGATCAGCAACCCGTAACTGCAACGCAACCAGGAGGGGCGGGGCGAATTCGCCCCGCCCTTTTCACGTCCTGAACAGAAAGCCACCATGCACGTCGCGATCCTCGGCCTTGGCCCATCCGTCAAGCAATACCTGGAAATCACCAAGCGCCTTGGTGGTCGCCGTGCGTACTGCGACGAAACCTGGGGCATCAACGCCCTGGGCGATGTGTTTGCCTGCGACCGCATCTTCCATATGGACGACGTGCGCATCCAGCAGATCCGCGCCGATGCCAAACCCGACAGCAACATCGCGCGCATGCTCGACTGGCTCAAGACCACCAAGACGCCGGTCGTCACCAGCCGCGCCCACCCAGACTATCCGGCACTTGAAGAATTCCCGCTGGCCGCCGTGCTCACCCGCTTCCGGCTCGGCTACTTCAACAACACCGCGCCCTATGCCGTCGCCTACGCGCTGCACAAGGGTGCCCGCAAGATCAGCCTGTTCGGCTGTGACTACACTTACGACAACGTGGACCACGCCGAAAAAGGCCGCGCCTGCGTCGAATGGTGGCTGGGCGTTGCTGCCGAAATGGGCGTCGAGATCGCCATGCCCAAGACCACCAGCCTGATGGATGCCTACCACGACCAGGCCGATCGCTTCTATGGCTACGACACTGTTGATCTCGACATCGAGCGGCTGGACGACGGCTCGATCATCGTCGCCAAGACCCCGCGCACCGCGTTGCCGACCGCCGAGCAGATCGAGCGCTCGTATGACCATACCGCGCCGATCGCGCAGCAGCATCGGCGCGCCAGTGCAGACGTCTCCAATCCCGAGTAAGCCATGACCCTGATCGTCGCCCCCACCGCCGAGCCCATCACCCTGGCCGAAGTCAAGGCACGCCTGGGCATAGGCGCGACCGACCAGCTGACCGACGCCGACATCGTGCGCCGCATCACCGGCGCCCGCGAGTGGGCCGAAGAGCATTGCCGCCGCAGCTTCATGCCGCAAACGCACGAGCTGCGGCTGGATGCCTTCCCGTGTGACGGGCAGATCGATCTGCCGTTCCCGCCCGTCACCAGCATCGTCTCGGTCAAGTACATCGCCGGCGACGGCACGCTGACCACGGTGGATGCCGCCGACTACACCCTCGACGACTTCCCCCTGGTGCCCTTCGTGCGCCCCGTGTACGGCGAATCCTGGCCCAGCCCGCGTGCCGAATCCAGCGCCGTGCGCGTGCGCTATGCCGCCGGCTATGCCGTGCGCACCCTGGCGCCGGCCAAAACGCTCAGCGCCATCACCGCCGCCACGCCGGGGGTGGTCACCAGCGCCGCCCACGGCTATGTCGATGGCGACCTGGTGCAGCTCGACATTGCCGGCATGACCGAGCTCGATGGACTGCTGTACCGGGTGTATGGCGCTGAGACCGATAGCTTCAAGCTCGCCAACCTCAAGGCCAACGGCGCCATCAGCACCACCGGCTACACCGCCTTCACCAGCGGCACCGCCACCAAGGTCGAAGTCGCCGTACCGGAAAAAATCATCGAAGCCATCTGCCTGCTGGTCGGCCACTGGACCAACTACCAGACGCGCATCGAAGCCGGCCAGTTCATCACCCGCATCCCTGTCGCCGTCGAGCAGCTGCTCGATCGCGAAAAGATCACCACCTTCGCATGAGCCTCGCCCGCCAGCAGATCTGCGACGAAGTCGTCGCCATCCTCGCCCGCTCGCCCGGCACCTGGAAGGCCGTCTTCGGCACCCGCCTGCCTGCCGCGCGTGCCGTCATGCCCTACCTGATGGTGTTTGCCGACAGCGAGCCCAGCACCCCGGTCACCGACAACGCCCCGCTGATCTACCAGCGCGACCTGAATTTGATCGTCGCCGGTCGCCTGCGCCTGCCCGGCAACAACGACGCCGAAACCGTCGAACAGGCCATGAACGCACTGGCCGAAGAAGTCGAAACCACGCTCACCTTCAGCGCCCTGCAGGCCGTGCTTGCCCAGGTGCAGCGCCTGTGGCTCACCACCACCGAGCTGGTCGTAGTGCAAAGCGAAGACGGCCAGCCGCAATACGCCGAAGTCACCCTGCCATTCGTCATCCGCTATTTCACCCAGGAAGGCGCCCCCGGCACCTTGCTGTAAGCCTCCGCAGCACCTGCATCGCCAACCCGCCCGCCGCGTCAAACCCGGCGGGCTTTTTATTGCCGAAAGGAAAGAACCATGAGCCTGACCATCCACACCAATTCCGGCCTGGCGATGCTGATGCAGTCCGCCATCGCCGCTGCCAAGACCATCACCGCCGCCACCAATGCCGACCCCGGCGTCTTCACCAGTGTCGCCCACGGCTACAGCGACGGCGACATCATCCTGCTCGAAGTTGACGGCATGCCCGAGCTCAACCAGCGCCTGTTCCAGGTCTATGCCAAAGCCACCGACACCTTCCAGCTCGAAGACGTCGACGGCGCCAGCGGCATCGACACCACCAGCCTCGGCACCTTCCTCAGCGGCACCGCCAAAAAGCTCACCATGGGCACCAGTGTGGTCGGCGTGCAGGACTACAACCCCAGCGGCGGCGAGCCGAAGATGCTCGACACCACTACCGTGCATGATCTGACCGATCGCCAGATCATCAACGGCGCCTCGCCCATGGGCTACGGCCTGACCATGCAGTGGGACCCGGCCAATGCCGCGCAGCAGGCCATGCTCGCCGCCTACAAGGCCGCCACGCCCAAGGGCTTCAAGATCACCTGGCCCAATGGCCGTACCTGTATGTTCTACGGCACCGTCGGCTTCACCGGCATGCCCGGCGGCGGCAAGCAGGGCGTCACCACCACTGCCTGCGCGGTGGCCCTCGAAGCCGATCCCACCTACGGCAGCTGATCGTGAGCAAAACCCTCATCGATCGCCTGCGCCGCGCCCGCCAGACCACCGTCACCAGCGGCGGGCGCAGTTTTACCATCCGCCGCCCGACGGATCTCGAAATGCACGAGATGGCCGGCGCCATCAATCAGCGTCAGCTGCTGACCCGCTTCGTCACTGGCTGGGGAACGATGTCCGAGCTAGACCTTGGCATCCCCGGCGGCGGGCCGGACCCGGTGGAATTTGACGTCGCGTTGTGGGAAGAGTGGATCGCCGACCACCCCGAGCACTGGGACGACATCACCCGCGCCGTGGTCGAGGGCTATCACGGGCATAAGCAGGCGATGGAGGAGGCCGCAAAAAACTCGGCGCCTGGCTCGGCAGCCTGAAGCTGCCGGGTGCGCCAGGCGCCCCCCCCGACGACGGCCACCTGGCCGTCACCGCCTGGAACCTGATGGGCGGCGAAATCAACTGGACCGCGATGGAACTGATTTGCGAGCTGCTCGGCATCACCAATGTCGAGCGCCTGCTGGTGCAGCTCGTCGCCATCCGCGACAAGGACAGAAAACATGAGTGAAGACGTCATCACCGTCAGCGGCCTGCAGGAGGTGCAGCGCACGCTCTACGCCTACAGCCAGCAGATGGGCGATCGCGTTGTGCGCATGGCGCTGCGGCAGGGCGCCAATCATGTCCTGCGCGGCATCCGTGACGGCGTACCGGTCAAGACGGGGCTACTCAAGCGCCGCGGTTTTCGGGTCGCCAATTCGCGCATTCACAACGGCCGCCGTGAGTCCGAGCTGATCGGCGTCTACCTCAGTCTGCGCAAAGGCAAGGGCGATCCTTTCTACGGTCGCTTCCAGAACGACGGCTTTACGGTGGGCCGCACCAAGGTCCCCGGCAAAGGCTTCGTTCAGCGCGCTTTCGAAGAGCGCAAAGGGGCCGCGGTGCAACTGATCATCCAGTCGGCCGAGGCCGGCGCCGAGTCCGTCAAGCGTCGATTGGAGCTCAAATGACATCATCGGTGACGGTTGATTTCAACGCCAACCTGGCGCGCTTTACCAGTGGCGTCGATAAGGCGATCAGCGACCTCAACAAGTTTCAGAGCAATGCCGAGCGCATCAGCACCAACATTAGCCGCAGCTTTGCCACGCTGGGCGTCGGCCTCGGCGTCGGGGCCTTTGCTGCCTTCATCAAGAGCAGCGTCGATGCCCAGGATCATCTCAATGACCTGGCCAAGACCACGCGCCTGTCGGTAGAACAGCTGGCCGGCCTGTCCAGTGCAGCCAAGAAATCCGGCAGCGACCTTGACGGCACCGCCAAGGCCATCAACAAGCTGGCCGTGGAAATGGGCAAGGACGCCGAAAAGTTCAATCTGCTTGGCATCACGGCAAAAGAACCGCTACAGGCCTTTGCCCAGCTGGCCGACGTCATGAACGCCATCGACGACCCGCAAAAGCGTGCCGCCGTCGGCGCCGCTGCCCTGGGCAAGTCTTGGGAAAGCTCCGCCTCGCTGATGGCGGAAGGCGGTAAGGCGATACAGGAAATGATCAAGCATGGCACGGATCTGTCAAAAATCACCGCGGATAGCGCCAAGGCCGCCGATGAACTGAACGATAAGTGGGAAGACCTGAAAACAACGGTGAGCGGCTGGGGTGTTGCCGTGGCCAACCCGGTTGTCGATGGCATCACCAAGATCATCAAGGCGCTGGAGCTGGAGGTCGGCCGCAAGTCCGGATCGATTGGAGAATTCCTGTTTGGGCCAAAGCGCGAGTATGGCTACAAAGGCCCGCTGGACAAGTTTGGCCTGCCCGCCGCGCCTGGTGCCGGCGTCCCTGACCCTGGCAAGCCCGGTACTCCGACAGCTTCTGCAGTCGACCGTTTCATTGCGGGTAAGGATGGCAAGTCTGGCGATACCCGCTTCAAGCAACTCATGGAGCAGCAGAAAAAGCGAATCGCCGAGCTCAATGCCCTTTCCGGCGACGAGCAGACGGTATCCGTGGACAGTATTTCGCGTCAATACGACAAGACGCTCGAAGATAGAGCGCAGGCCTTGGCCGATGCGCATGAAGCGCGCATGGAACAGTACCGCCTCGAAACCGAAGGCGAAGGCGCAGTGCAATCGTGGATTGACAAAAACAATCAGTCCCTGAAAGACCAGAAGGACATCGTTGACAAAAACAATCAGTCCCTGAAAGACCAGAAGGACATCGCCAAGGATCTCGGCTTTACCTTCAGCTCCGCTTTTGAAGATGCCATCGTCGGCGGTAAGGATCTCTCAAGCGTGCTGCAAGGCCTGGCGCAAGACGTCACCCGCATTTTTGTACGCAAGACAGTCACCGAGCCTTTAGGGGAATCACTGGCCGGCGCCTTCAAAGGCATGGGTGGCGGCAGCGGCCTGCTGTCCGGCATCAAAAACATGTTCACCTTCGATGGCGGCGGCTACACCGGCGCCGGCTCGCGCTCGGGTGGTCTGGATGGCAAGGGCGGCTTCATGGCCGTGCTGCACCCGAATGAGACCGTCACCGACCACAGCAAGGGCGGCATCACGGGTGGCGTCACCATCATCCAGCACATCAACATCGATTCGCGCAGCGACCAGGGCACCATCGCCGCCGCCATGGTGCAGGCCAAGAATGCGGCCGTGGCCGAAGTGCATAACGCCATGCGGCGGGGGGCCTGGGCATGAGCATCCTGACCTGGCCTGTGCTGTCGCGCGCCGCGCCGCGTCTGGTGCGCTGGGGGCTGACTTCCAACACCATGAGCTTCAACTCGCCGCTGTCGGGCGCGATGCAGACAGTGGAAATGCCCGGCGCGCGCTGGCGCTGTTCCTTCACCATGGAGAACCTGGTTGAGGCCGACGCCGCCCTGCTGCAGGCGCTGCTGGTGCAGTTGCGCGGGCAGGCCAATCGCCTGCTGCTGCACAACTTCGCCCGGCCCACGCCGCGCGGCACCGCCACCGGCACGCCGCTGGTCAATGGTGCCAGCCAGACCGGCGTCTCGCTGATCACCGATGGCTGGACAGCCGGCATCACCGCGCTGCGTACTGGCGACTTCTTCGGCGTCAATGGCGAGCTGAAGATGGTCACGGCTGACGCGGTGGCCGATGGCTCGGGCAACTGCACCATCAGTTTCGAGCCGCCGCTGCGTTCGTCGCCGGCCGACAACGCCGCGCTCACTACCACCAAGCCGCTGGCGATCTTCATGCTGTCGAGCCCCGACAGCGGCTGGGATACGCAGCCCTATCGCCTCAGCAACGTGCCGATCGACCTGGTCGAAAACTGGTCATGAGCCGCGATCTCACCACCGATACCGAGAACGCCCTGGCTGCCGGCCATGTGCGCTTTCTGGTGTTGGTCGAAATGGATTTTTCCTCGGGCATGCTGCGGGTCAATAACTCGGCCATCAATCTCGACTGGAACGGCTATTCCTGGCTCGGTGTCGGCCGCCTGGGAAGCATTGATCCGGTGCGCGAGGGCTCGGGCCTGGAATCGGTCGGGCTGGCGTTTCGCATCTCCGGCGTGCCGGCGGCCAACGTCGCCACGGCGCTGGGCACGCACTACCAGGGCCGGCGCTGCCGCCTATGGCTGGCGCCGCTTACCGCCGGGCATGTGGCGATCCCCGACCCGGTGCTGGTGTTCTGGGGCCGGATCGACACCATGGATATCGAGCTGGGGCAAACCGCCACCATCAGCGTCAGCGCCGAATCGCGCCTGGCCGCGTGGGATCGCCCCAACGTGCGCCGCTACAACCACGAAGACCAGCAAATCGATTACCCCGGCGACAAGTTCTTCGAGTTCGTGCCGCAGATGGTCGATCGCCTGCTGGTGTGGGGCAGCTGATGGCGCGCGTTATCAACTGGCCGGACGTGCTCACCGCCGAGATCGAGGCCGCCCGTGTGCAGGCGTATGTACTCGGCACGCACGATTGCCTGCGCTTCACCTGCCGCTGCATCGAGGCCATGACCGGCGTCGATTACTGGCCGCGCTTTGCCGGCTACACCACGCGCCGCGAGGCGCTGCGCACTATTGCCAAGATCGCCCCGACGCTGGCCGGCGCGGTTGACATCGTGCTGGGGCAGGACATGCAGCCGGCGCCTTTTGCGCATCGCGGTGACGTGGTGCTGTTTCATGATGCCGCTGGCGATCACCTCGGCGTGTGCGTCGGCCTCAAGGCCGCCGTGCTGGGCGAGGCCGGCCTGGCGTTTGTGCGGCTCGATCATCCCGGCGTCGTCGGCTGCTGGAGGGTGGAGTAAATGCCCGCCGCCGTTGCCGCCGCGATCGCCGCCGATGCCATCGGTACCTATGTGGCCGAAGCCGTCATCTTCGACCTGGTGGCCGCCACCACGCTGGATTGGGTGGCCACCTATGCGGTGATCCAGGCCGGAGCCAGCTTTGTCTCGGGGGCCGTGCTGCGCGGGGCTTTGTCCGGCGGTGCAGAGGATGCGCCGTCGTCACCCAGCTTCACCGCGCAGGCGCAGGCGCGCACGCATGTGATTCGCAGCGCCGTGGCCAATCGCCAGATCGTCTATGGCCGCGCCATGGTCAGCGGCCCGCTGGTGTTTGCGGCGGCCAGCGCCGACAACCAGACCCTGCACCTGGTAATCACCTTCGCCGGCCATGAAATCGACGCCGTCGAAGACATCTATTTCAACGACGAGGCCATCGGCACGCGCGATGCCGATGGCTATGTTACCGACGGCACTTACTCAGGCTATGCGCGGGTGATCCCGCACCTGGGCGCCACCGATCAGGCCGCCGACGCGGCGCTGGTGGCGGCTGGCGTCGGTTGGACCACCGAGCATCGCGGCCGGGGCGTGGCCTACCTGTACTGCTGCCTGACCTGGAGCCGCGACGTGTATCCGCGCGGCATCCCCAACATCAAGGCCCTGGTGCGCGGCAAGAAACTGTTTGACCCGCGTGACGACACGACTGCCTGGTCCGACAACTGGGCGCTGGCCTGCCGCGACTACCTGGCCTATGCGGGCGGGCTGGCCTGCGGTGACGACGAGATCGACGACACCGCCGCCGGGGCCGCCGCCAACATCGCCGACGAATCCGTGACGCTGGCCGATGCCAGCACCGAGGCGCGCTACACCTGCAACGGCGTGCTCGATACCGGCGCCACGCCCAAATCAAACATGCTGGCCCTGCTGTCGGGCGGCGCAGGCACGCTTACCTGGCCCGGCGGCCTCTATACCCTGCACGCCGGGGCCTACACCACGCCCGACGTGGCACTGGACGAGGACGACCTGCGCGGCGCGATTCGCGTGCGCGCCCGTGTCGGCCGGCAGGATCTGTATAACGCCGTCAAGGGCACCTATGTCGCGCCGGACCAGTCCTGGCAGCCGGTGGATTTCCCGGCGATCACCAACGCCACCTACGCTACGCAGGACGGCGGCGAAACGATCTGGCGCGACGTGGCCTACCCGGTCACCACCAGCAGCGCCACCGCGCAGCGCCTGGCCAAGATCGCCCTGGAAAAGTCGCGCCAGGGCATGACGGTAGAAGCGCCGTTCAAGCTGACCGCCTTTAAGGTCGCAGTGTGGGACACGGTGCAGTTCTCGATCGATCATCTGGGCTGGGCCAACAAGGAATTCAAGGTCACCAGCTGGAAGCTCAACGAGAACGGCGGCGTGGATCTGACCCTGCAGGAAGAGGCCAGCAGCTGCTATACCTGGAGCGCCGAAGAAACCACCGCCGACGCCGCGCCGGATACCAATCTGCCGGACCCCTTCAGCGTCACCGCGCCGGGCATGCCCACGGTTACAGAGACGCTGTACGAGACTACCGGCAGTGCCGGCGTCAAGGCGCGCGCCACGGTGGCCTGGGTGGCCTCGGCCGATGTGTTCATTCTTGACTACCTGCCCGAGTACCGGCCGGTAGGGGGCGAGTGGGTCAAGCTGCCGCCGGTGGCCGGCACGCAGTACAACCTGGACGATTTGGCGCCCGGCAGTTATGAGTTCAGGTTGCGGGCGCGCAACGCTATCGGCGTCAGCAGTGCCTACAGTGGCACGCGCAGCAAAGAGATTCTTGGCCTGACTGAGCCGCCGGCCAATGTCAGCGGCTTTTCGGTGATCAAGTCGGCCGGCTTTGCCCTGGCGCAGTGGGCGCTGCATGCCGATCTCGACGTGCGGATTGGCGGGCGCATCGTGATCCGCCACGCGCAGGCCACCAGCGGCGCAGCCTGGTCGGATGGCGTGATTCTCGAAGAATTCAACGGCGACGCCATCAACGGCCTGGTGCCGTTGATCACCGGCACCTACATGGCCAAGGCCAAGGACAGCACCGGCAACTGGTCGACGGCCATGGTGGATTTTGTGGTCACCGAAGGCATGGTGACCGGCTTCACCACGGTGGCCACCAGCACCCAGCACGCCACCTTTACCGGCAGCAAGACCAACACCGTGGTCGATGGCGCCGTGCTGCAGATCGATACGCTGGCCGCCAACGCCACCGGCAGCTATGCCTTCAGCGCCGCGCTGGACATGGGCACCGTGGCCACGCGCCGCTTCGAGGCCGACATTTCGGCCGTCAGCTTTGTCGCCACCGATCTGATCGACAGCCGCACCGCCAACATCGACACCTGGGACAGCATCGACGGCGCCGAGGTCGATGACTGCGACGTCACCCTGTACGCCGCCATCACCGACGACGACCCGGCCGGCAGCCCGACCTGGTCGGCCTGGATGCCGTTTTTTGTCGCCGATTTCACGTGTCGCGCCGCCAAGTTCAAGCTCGATTTCAGCGCGGGCGACCCGACCCACAACATTGCCGTGGACACCCTGGTGGTGCACGTCAAGGAGCCCGTATGAGCCAGCATGACCAGGATCTCGCCAATCAATCCGGCGCCACCTTCCGCAGCGATGTCAACAGCGCCCTTGCTGCGCTGTTCTCCAACAACAGCGGGGCCACCGAACCGTCGGTCACGGTGGCCTATATGTGGTGGGCCGACACCACCAGCGGCCTGCTGAAGCAGCGCAACGCCGCAAACAATGCCTGGATCAGCGTTGCGCGCCTGGCCGACTTTGCCCTGCCCAGCGTGCAGGGCCAGCTGGCCACCGCCTTTACCACTGGCGGCAGCAGCACCGCCTTCACCCTGACGCCCACCCCGGCGCTGACGGCGCTGGCCACCGGACAGGAATTCGACGTCACCTTCCATACCGCCGTCGGCGCAGCGCCGACTCTGGCGGTGTCGGGCCTTACCGCCAAGAACCTCAAGTGGCGCGATAGCACCGGCGCCAAGCGCGCCGTCACCAGCGTGCAGGTGCCGACCAACTGGCGCAGCCGCGTGGTGTATGACGGCACCGACTATATGGTGCGCGAGGTGCGCAGCGGCGGCCTGATGATCGTCAGCAAGAGTGCCGCCTACACCACCACCATCGATGATGCCAATGGCAGCATCCTGCACCCCTCGGCCGACACCACGGCGCGCACCTTCACCATCGACAGCAACGCCAACGTTCCTTACCCCAGCGCGGCTGATGGCGACGCCACGGCTATTACCTTCATCAACCAGGCCAGTGCGGGCGTGGTCACCATTGCCATCACCGCCGACACGATGCGCCTGGCCGGCGCCGGCACCACCGGCTCGCGCACGCTGGCGGCCAACGGGATTGCCACCGCCATCAAGCTCTCCGCCACCGAGTGGATCATCAGCGGGACGGGCCTGACATGAGCCTGATCCAGCAGCTGCTGGCCTCGATCGGCGCCAACGGCATTGTGGCCACCGGCGGCACCATCACCGACGATGGCGAATACCGGGTGCACACCTTTACCAGCAACGGCACCTTCGAAATCACCAGCGCCGCCATGGGTACCAGTTACGAGGTATTGATCGTGGCCGGCGGCGGTGGCGGCACGGTGGCCTATGGCGCTGGTTATACCGGTGGCGGTGGCGGTGGCGGCCTGCTGGAAGGCAGCATCCCGGCAGCGGTGGGCGCCATCAGCGTCACCATCGGCGCCGGAGGCGTGGCGGGCAATGGCGCGGATACGGTATTCGGCAGCCACACCGCCAAGGGCGGTGGCTGTGCCCGAGGGCTGTACGAAGGCCCCGGCTATGCCGGTGGCTCGGGCGGTGGCGGCTGCTGCCTCGGCAGCGCCTCGCCATCGGCTGGCGGCGCCGCCACACAAACCGATTCTGCACCGCTGACCGGCTACGGCTATGCCGGTGGCGCCGGCTGGGCCAGCGATGGTGTAGGCGCCGGTGGCGGTGGTGGTGGCGGTGCTGGCGGTGCCGGCGGTAATGCCAGTTATCCCGGCGTCGGCGCGGCCGGTGCCGGCCGTGCCAGCACCATATCCGGCGCCAGCGTGACCTATGCCGCTGGGGGTGCCACCGGCAGCGGCGCTGGCGCCGCCAACACCGGCAACGGCGGCGGCGCCGGCCAAAACGGCGGCAGCGGCATTGTCATCGTGCGCTACCTGCGATGACACCGAGCAACCCAACAATGAGGACATCATGAGCGCAGGCACCTACAACATCGTGGCAGAGCAGGGCGCGACCTACAGCAAGCTGTTCACGCTGACCAACAGCGCGGGCGACCTGATCGACCTGACCGGCTACACCGCGCGCCTGCAGGTGCGCGAAAAGTACAGTAGCGAGGTCAAGCTGCTGGATCTGACCACCGAGAACGGCGGCATCACCCTGGGCGGTGCGGCCGGCACCGTAGCCGTGCTGGCCACCGCCACACAGATGGCCGCGATCACCGTGCCCGACCTGCCCGGCACGCCACCAAAGCGCAGCGCGGTGTATGACCTGGAGCTGATCACCGGCAGCACCGTCACCCGCCTGCTACAGGGCAAATTCGACATCACCCGCGAGGTCACCCGATGAGCGACATCACCGTCACCACCACCGAGGGCGGCGTTACCGTCGTCACCGACCGCCTGGGCGCGGCCACTGCCGCCGCCGCCGCAGCGGCAAGTGCCGCCGCCGCAGCCACCAGCGCGAGCAATGCCAGCACCAGCGCCAGCAATGCGGCCAGCAGCGCCAGCGCGGCATCGACCAGCGCCAGCACGGCCACCACGCAGGCGGGCAACGCGAGCACCAGCGCATCGGCAGCGGCATCCAGCGCCAGTGCCGCTGCAGGAAGCGCCAGTGCCGCATCGACCTCCGCCACTAATGCTGCCAGCAGCGCCAGCGCGGCATCGACGTCGGCCAGCAATGCCTCGACATCGGCCAGCGCGGCCAGCACCAGTGCATCGAATGCGTCGTCGTCCGCCTCGGCTGCAGCCAGCAGCGCGGCGTCGGCAGCTGCCTCGGCGGTGACCGAGATCGGCGCGGGCACCAATACGGCGGCATTTGCGGCAGTAACGCTCGCCGCCATCGACCGCACGGTGTTCGCCGCGACCATCGTCGACACCTTCCTCTACGACACGTCGAAGGACTCTGACGGAGGCGCATGGCGTCATCGTTGCGGGCATACGTCGTGGGAAGCTGAAACGCTCTCGGGCAACTGGCTGGGCAGCGCCGCGAACGAAACCGCAGCGCGGGCCATCAGCGGCGCGACGACCGGCAGCTTCTACTACGACACCACGGCGGCAGGCTTCTACACGCTCAACGCCGGCAGCGGCAAGACGGCGACCTATCGCGGTAACGTGTGCAAGTTCCCGGCGCAGGTGCT